ATTGGATTGTCTACGGTTAGAATTGGTGTAGGAACACCAGGTGATGGTTTAGATCCAGAGGATGTATTTGTAGGTATTGGAACTACTATTAGAAATCAAAGTTTAGTATACTTTACAGGTATTGGAACTGGTGTGCATCACAGTTTAAAACTAGCATATGATGACACTGTTAAAGGATCTATAGAGAGAAATAAAATTACTGTTGCAACTGCGAGTAGTCATGGATTAGAACATAATGATAGAGTTTTCCTAACAGTAAACGCAGGAATCACCACAACAGTTCCGATCAAATACAATAAAGCAAATAGAAAGTTAGTAGCTAGAACTTTAGATTTTTATTCTGCTGGTGTCACCACTTCTGTGGTAACATCTGGCCTTCCAGATGCCATTGAAATACTAGGTCATGAGATGGTAACTGGTCAAAGAGTTATTCATACTTCATCTGATCCCATGGGTGGTTTAATTAATGATGAAGAATATTTTGTATATGTAATCAATAAAGATAAAATTAAATTGTGCGGAAGTAGATTCCAAACACAACAAAGAAGACCAAAGTTTGTTCCTATCACTAACGCTGGTAGCGGATTAACTGGAACATTAAATCTTGTTAATCCACCATTAGAATTTTATAGAAGTGGAACCATAACTTTTGATTTATCCGATTCTTCATTGGCATTTACTAAGATCGCTGACACTTTACCAGCGTTTGATTTAAAACTTTACACGGATTATAACTTTGTTCATGAATATGAATCAAATGGTAATTCATCATCATTCAATGTAACTAGAACTGGAACAGTCGGTGTTGATGGATCTTTAACTCTTACATATAATAACAATACACCTGATATACTATATTATAACCTAGTTGCAAATACAGATTCTGTTAATCCTGATGTAAACAAAGAACTTGTTTTGGATAGAGGTATCATTGGTAATAATTCAATGAACTTTAGAAACAGTCGCTATGATGGTCAATTTAATGTTATTGCAAATTCTGATAATACATTTACATATGATTTAGATAGATTCCCAGAGAAACCTTCATATGAAAGTTCAAGCACAACCATATTAAATTATGATACTACATCTAAAACTGCGTATGGCCCTATAGCAGCTATTTCTATATCTCTAACAGGAAAAGGATATAAGAGATTACCTGGTGTTTCTACTGTTACCTCTGCAACAGGAACAGGTGCTATTTTGGAGGCATCCAGCACATCTATTGGTGTTCCTAAAACAACAAAATTAGAAAGTATTGGTTTTGATTATCCATCAGACTTTACACTAAGACCTCAATCAAAACTTCCTCAGATCATCAAGATATCTGCACTATCTGGTCTTAAATCAGTTGGTATTACCTCTTATGGTAGAGGATATAATCAACCACCACAATTAGTTGTTCTTGATGGTGTTACTAGAAAGAAAGATGAAGATGTTGATTTAGCATATAATCTAGCAACTCCAGATGTGCCAGGATATGTGGATATTATTGAAAATACTTTTGGATTGAATAACGTTACTCCTCTTATCATTCCTGTAAATAATCCAAATGGAATTAGAGTAACAAATTTAGTTTATGATGCATCAACAGATACTGTTGCAGCAACATTAAAAGTTGCGTATAGTGTGACAGAAAACTTCCCAATTGAAGTTGGTGATAGAGTTTTTGTAGAAGAAGCTAGTGTTGGAGTTGGATCAACGGGTAAAGGATATAACTCTGACAGATACGATTACAGAACATTTGAAGTAACACAGGTTCATGAAAATCTTGGTAACGTTGGTATTGTAACTTATAGTATGGGTGGAAATGTTCCATCTGGAGAAATACCTGGTAATTTTGATTCTACTTTATCAGCAGCAGTTTTGGTAAGAGAAAGAGATCTTCCACAATTCTCTGTTGAATTACAACCCAACACGTTTAATGCAAATGAGACATTAACTTCAGAAACTAGTGTTGGCCCAGTATCTGGTCTTGTTGCTGAGTATGATACTGCAAGTCAGTGGTTGACAGTTGAGGCATCAAGTGACTTTGAAGTTGGTAAACTAATAGAATCTGCAGAAACAAGTGCTAAAGGATTAGTATCTGAAATAGTTCTTACATTTGATACGAATTTCTTAGTTGATTACTTCTCTATGGTCAATAATGGTTGGGAATATGAAACTGGATTCTTGAGTAACATTTTACAAGTAACACATGATAATGAATACTATCAAAGATTTGCATATGCAATTAAATCTAGAGTATTCATGGAAAAATGGAAAGATATTGTTAATACTCTAACTCATACTGCAGGATTCCAAAAATTCAGTAATCTACAAGTAGAATCTAATCTACCAGTTGCTAATAAGGCATCAATGGTTGTTGGTATTGCGGGAACAGTTACTGGTGTTATTGATCTAGGGGGATTTGAGAGTTTACATGAAGTCAATAACTTTGATTTAGTTACAGAAAATTTAAAATCAAGATCTCCTGCTTCTGGTAACTTATCTGATGAGATTACTTTCCAAAATCGTATTTTGATTGACTATGCCGAATCTGTTGGAAATAGAGTTATTAAAATTGATAATATTAGTGATGATTTCCAAGATCAACCAAGAAATACTAACTTCTCTGAAGTTGGTAGATATGCGATTAGTGGAAATAAAGAAAATAGATTTATGGTCTATGTGAAAGATAGATTATTTGAGGGCGAGAGACAATTAATGATGGTTAATGCATTATTTGATCCAATTAGTGGTCAATCAATGATTAACCAATATGGTCAAGTTGATACTGTGAGAGATCTTGGATCTATGGATTCCACTGTTGATGGTAGTGAAGCAGTTCTTAGATTTTTCCCAAATAAAACAGAATTTAATAATTACAATGTAATAACACTTTCATATAATCTTAATGAACTTGTTGGAAGTGCAACAACACAAATTTTAGGTTTGTCAACCTCTGTAGGAGCAGCATCTTCAACGTCAGCACTTGTTCATATCGGTGCTGCCACAACACTAGGTGGATCATCTCAAGGTGGCGGTGAGGTCATTGTGGCCACCGTAGGAACGGCATCTACAACAGGATTGGCAACAGGTCAACTTGACGAGTTGCATAACCCTAGATCTGCTAAAGTAATCGTTTCTATAGCAACAAGTGAGGGAACAGTTGAGTATAATGAATTGAATATGATCATGCATCAGAGTGCTGTTGGTTTAGGAACCACTGTGGCATTTGAACAATATGGTCAATTGACAATTCATAATAGAAGAGATAATCTTGCTGCGGAGCCACTAGGAACATTCAGACCACATGTTGTGGGTCTTGGAACCACCGCCCAAATTCAAATTGGGTTTACACCAAACGCTGGTATTGTAACTGCATATATTAACTCAGTTACTATAGGAATATCATCTGAAATATACACAGGTCTAGGAACAGTATCATTGAGGAATGGATCATTGATTGCTCAAGGATCAAAGATACCAGCAAGATCTGCACCTTATCCTGTTGGTGTTGGTAGTTATAGTGAAG